TATATAAAACATAATTATACACAAAACAATGATACTAATATTTTTTGTCATATAGTTATTTATTTGATCATTTTTATAATCTCGCGATGTATCTCCCTTTGTTTGTACAGCATAGTTAATCGAAAGAAATAGATGATATATATATATAATAGCAAAAATAAGCCATAATATAAAAACACCTACACCTCCTCCTATAACTTTTCTGTAACCGTATAAAAATCCTAATAGTCCAAATAAAACAAATAATCCTAGTAGTGCTACAATAGATATATATATAAAAGTATTTTTACTATTATATATTTCTCTGTTTATACTAAAAATCGTTCTATTTTTATCTCGTATACTGTATATATACATTACAAGAATTATATTCAAATAAAGTATAATATTTGGAAAACTTTTTAGTTTACTAAGAACATCTATCATAATATATTAAATTAGATAATAATGTTAAAATAATATTAGGATGATACTGGATCAGCGGATATTTCACCGGTTCCATTTGCGCTTGCTAGATTATTATTATCATTATTATTATTATTATTACTTGACATAATACCTGGAGATGATGATATTACATCTTCGGTTTGAGATGCTACAGTAGGTGTATTATTGTTCATATTACCCATATTATTCATATTACCCATATTCATTCTTGACATTGTATTATCATTACCACTATCATCTGGTAAATCGGAGGATCCCTTCATTCTCATATCTTCACCTGAATCAAGTAGATTACTGAAATTACTGTAGGCGGATAAAAGAGTTCCCTCTTCATATGAGTTTATATCATAATATTTCCCTGATGCAGTTATTCCCATATTTCTTCCAGGAAATAATCCGTTTACAATGTCTTCAACAGATGGACAGGATACTTCCGGGCAAGTTAAACCACTATTCATTGGGAAGTTTGGTCCATTATTTTCTGTTATATCTGCTGTTTTATCGGGACAAACACAATCGGGACATTTAGTTAAATCACTCTCACATTTACAATCAGGACATTTAGGACATTCTTTATCTAATGTTTTTATATGATCTTTTAATTCATCTATTTTTTTGTTATCACTATATACATATCTTAATATAAGTATGGATAATATAACTATTATCAATTGTAATAATGAAGTATATGGATCATCACCAATATAATATTCAAGTAAGTTCATTATATATATATATATAATACTATTTTATTTTATTTCATTAGGATGTATAAAACATTTACCTTTATAATCTTCCATTAGAGTATCTGAGATTCTCTTTGAATATTCTTGAAAGTTTACTCCTTTCAACATATTTTCGATAAAATGCATACAATAGTAACCACAAGCATAATTGTTCCTTTGTACTGAACGATTATTATTCGTAACAAAAAAATCTAGATTTATATCTTTACCTTGTGTTTTTAGTTTTTCTATGAGATCTTTAATTTGTTGAGGAACAGATGATCTATAAGAATCAAAATAATAGATTCCTTCATTATCTAAGTTTACACCTAACATATCAATATACATTGCGATCCAGTGCTGTCCCGGTCCATTACTTTTATCTGTATTAAAAACAATGCCTATCTTCTTTTTATTATTCTTGTGATGTTTTCTAATATCAATCGAACAAAGATCACTTACAGAACATTTATGAAAATCTATAGGAGTAGCTGGATAATAATAAAAATCTTTATGTTCCAGTTTTAAACCCTCCATTACTTCATCTATATCAAAATTACTTAACCACGCTTTGTAATCTTCTTGAACCTCTTTAGGTAATTTAGGTCTAAAATGCTTTCTGAATATCTTTTTATCTCTTGCTGATAATCCATCAAATAATTTCTTAATTTTTATCCAGCATATTTCTGTATTACATTTGTATTGATCTTTAATTATTTTACTCATAAGATTATAAGTTTTTCTAAGATTATTGCGATGAATTGGGATCTTTTTTTTTGTTACCTTACTAAGTCTTTTGGCAACCTTTATCAAAGATTTCTTTGTTAAACAACTATATGGTAATCTTTTCTTGTTCAAAGTGCAATGTTTCTTAACGAACATCTTATATAATAATACCTTAAAATTATTTAAGGTATTCTGAAGTATTATAAATAAATAAATAATGGATATGGTTGATAAAGATATTGTTCAGATAAAGAGTGATCTTAACTCACTTACTACAAAATTAATAAAAGCATATCAAGATAGTGTTACACGTTATACTGAAGAGAAGATAAAAAATGGAAAAGATTTAGAAGAACAAAATAATGTGAATAGTTCTTTAGTACAATTAGTTGAAGATCATGAAAAACAGATTTGTGAACTTAATGATATTATTGAATCTAAAGAGTGTGATATCGCTGAATTACAAACTGAACTTGAAAAGCTGAGAGGTGAAATGGTTGAGATAAAGAAAGAAAAAAGTAATAGTGAGCGTCACGATATGTTAAAAGCTCAAGCGAATGAGATTGTCGCGAAGAGTAATGAAATTGATAGATTAAATAAACTCTTGGCTAAAAAGGAAAAGAAAACTAATGTTGAGATGGTAGTCAAAGAAGAAGTAGAAAAAGAGCCAGTAAAAGAAGATCCTAAACTTACACGATCTAAATCTGAAGAAGAATTACTTTTAACGGGTGAACCTGTTATAACACCATCATCTTCAGATAATGATGAAGGCGATGAAGGTGAGGAAACAGAATCACTCTCAGATAAAGAACCGAGTGATTCAGAAGAAGAAGAACTCAGTATTATTAAATATAGGAAAAAGGAATATTATATAGATACAAGTGATCCTCCAAATGTTTATGAAATCTTAGAAGATGATGATGAAATGGGTGATAAGATTGGAACTTGGCAAGAAACAAAGGGGAAGAATGGAAAGATGAAACATGTTATTATTAGAGATTAGGATCGAGTAAAAAAATCTTGATTAAAAAATTTATTTATAGCGCGGATTCGATCATAGCAACTTTTACCATTTCCTAGAGGTTTATAATTATCATCTGGCTTCTTGTATTTTTCATACAACTTACTTAATTCTCTAAGACCTTTCCATCTATATTCCTCTTCATATGATTTTTTATTAGTTTTATCAAACAATCTAACTAAATAGTATGTTACACCTTCTTTATTGTCTAGTTTCGCTACACCATTTTTTTTATCCCCTCCCCTTAATTGTTCTAGTAATATTTTCATTGTTCCTTCTTCATATATATTCATTGGTGGTTTACATAAAAGACTTCTTTTAAAATAACTAGATTTTTCATTATTTAACCAATCTAAATACTCCTCCCTTGTATCATAATATTCTAGATATCTTTCTAGATTTAATCTTTTATTTTTATCAGCAGGACTTTCTTGATATTGTTCATACAAATTTTGAAGATATTTTGCATCATCTCGCGATTTTCTTTCCTTTAATATTTCTATCATTCTCTCTGTATAATTTTTATTTACTAATATATCACTATTATCAAATAATGTATCTGCTATGGGGGTCTGGCTGGCTGGGTTTTCCATGAATCTATTCCATTCGGTTTTAATATCTTCTCTATTTATTTTATATCCTAATTCTGTCAAATTACTTAAGTTTGATGAAGAAGAATGTATGTCCTCAATTGGTGGTTCCGCCCTTGGTGGTTCCGCTCTTAGTGGTTCCGCCCTTGGTGGTCCAGCCCTTGGACTCCCACCCAATTTTCTTAAATTTATCTTTTTTCTTTTTAAGGTATATTTTTTAAGAGTATTCTTCTTTCTTTTAAAGGAGTTCCTCTTTCTAGTATTTCTCTTTTTCTTGATAGTCCTCTTACCCATATATACATATATATTAGATTTTTACTAAAGATAGGTCTTTTTTAAGAACTCTAATAATTGTTTTTGAAGTTTTTCTTCGGTCCTTGTATTAAAATATGAAAAGAACTTTATTTTGTCTTTTGTATACATTTTCAAGATGTCTTCATTAAGATAATTCTTTTTACATATTTCAGGTGTATGATGAAGATTATTTGCAACACTCTTTATACACTCCTTTAAATATGTATTATTCTTATTTTCCACATTTAGGACTAATAATTTTAAAAGATCAACATTAGCTCTCCAAGTCCTGAAGTTTTTCGCACTAATATCTCCGAACTGTTTCAGATAATTATTCACATCACTTGCTCGAATAGTCGCGTAACGATTATTTGAACGATATGTGAAAAGTCTATCTTTTTTCTTTTGAGTTTTTAGTTTTTGCTTAATATGTTTTTTTAAAAGATCATCTTTTATTTCACACGCATTTGTAACTCCTTTTTTACCTCTAAAAGTTATATTAACTCTATTCTTTTTTAAAGAAACGTGTTCAGTATTCAGAGTACAAACTCCATGAGATTTATTTTCTTTTAAATATTTATCATTTCCTACACGAAAATTACATTCATCTATCATTTTTAAAATCATAGCAATTTGTTTATTCTTATCATCTCTGAAAGAAGATAAATCACTATTAATTTTTCCCATAATTTCTTTATACTTCTTACCAAATGTGTAAAGTTGAACGTATTTTTTCTGATTAGATTTTTTCCTATAATCTTTATGATAAATGTATTGTTTACGACCTCTTTCATCTATTCCTATTGCTCTCACTTTTTTCTTAGGAGGAAATATTTTAACATCTCTATAAGCAGGTGCTACATATAATCCCTCTAAATATTCTTTTACTATTGGTGAGTTAGGACTTAAAGGTCTATTATCTTTAAAGTAAAGAAATCCTTTACCATTCTTTTTTCTTAAAATATAGTCTTTCATAAAATAGGGTAGATTAAAATCTAAAGATTTTCTCCTTTCAAAACACTTTTAGTAGTTTTCTTTCTATTTTTCTTAATAATATTTAAGAGTTCTTCAGACTTTTGAGGATCATTAAAGTATTCATCAAAACATTCTTGAAGATATTTATAGGTAATACCTTCTTGTGAAGTTTTATCAGAGAATACAATCCTTCTTTCTAAATGAGGAAAATCAAACTTCTTATTTTCAAGATCATTCTCTTTTAAAGATACAGTTAAGATTTCACCTAATTGTTCACGTTTATCTTTTAGAATCTTGATATCATTATTTAATTGAGAAATCCGTTTATCAATATTAGCCCAAGAAGTTAAACTTTTTTCAAGTTCAGACATAATTATTACTGTATATATTAACTATGATAATAAATCTTTATATTCAATATGAATATAGAAATGATACATATAAACAAGATCAAGAAAATACTCCCTACAACTAAGATATAAGGATAAATCTCTGATAAAATATTCTCAATTAGTGGTTTTATAATATCTCTTTTTAATGTCTTAGAGTTCTCTTCATTATTAATTTCTTTTTTTAAAGTTTCAAGTAGTTTATTAGTTATGATATCCATATCTTATGAGCTATTAATCTATAGTCTATGAACTATTTAAATTAGGGCATTCAAACAAATTTGATTTAAACAAAGATTAATTATAATAAGTATAATATACCATGGGTATAAAAGGACTAACTGGTCTTATTCAAAAATATGCGCCTGAAGCAGTTGAAACCGTGAATCTACATACTCTTTCAAAGAAAAGATTAGCAATAGATGCGAGTCTTTTCATTTATAAGATGGCTTTCTCTGTAAAAACAAGTAAGGAGGGTAAGAGTTATGGACATATTATAGGAATCTTTCAAAAGTCTATAAATTACTTAGCTGTAGGTATTGAACCTATCTATGTATTTGATGGAAAACCTCCTGAAGCTAAGAATAGTATTCTGAAAGCTCGAAGAGAAAAAGCTGATGCTCTAAAGAAACTTATGAATGAATCTGAAGATAAAGAAAAGAAAGACAAGTATAAAACACAATCATACCGGATGACTAAAGAAGATGTTGACGATGTAAAGAAGCTCCTTTCTCTAATGGGAATCTCTTATATTCAGGCTGATGGTGAAGCGGAGGGTTATGCCAGTGAGCTTTGTAAGATGGGTTATGTTGATGGTGTAGTTACAGAAGATATGGACTCTTTAGCATTTGGCACTCCTCTATTAGTTCGTTCAAATATTGATAAGAGTATTAAACGAAAAGATGTTCTATCAATCATCAATATGCAAAAGATTCTTGATTGTATGAATGTATCATTTGACGAGTTTCTTGATATTTGTATAATGTCGGGTTGTGATTACTGTGAAAACATTAAGGGAATCGGTCCAAATAAATCTTATCAGAAGATTAAAGAACACAAAACCATTGAAAGTTTTGTAGAAAGTTACAAAAAAGTTGAACCGGATTATCTCGATAAAGTTAAAACATCAAGAGAACTATTTAAGATATATGATAAAAAAATTGTAGAAGATGAGATAAAAAAGAGCGCTAGTCTTATTAATCCAGAAGAACTAAAAACATTCCTAGTAGATAAGTGTGGGTTAAGTGAGAAACGATTTAACAACGCAATGATTAAGATAACTCCGAAATGATATAAAGAATTATTATACAGATTATATAAATGAACTTCAGTGAGAATTATGTTTTAGAAGTCTGTAAAATTATTGATGAAAAAGAAGGAGAGAATGGTTGGTTAGCTTTAGGTGGGAAATATCAACATATTGGTTATATGAAAATGAAATTTAAAAATAAAAAAGATGCAGTTTTTTATTATGATAAACATAATCCTCATATGCGTTCATTAAATGCTCATAATACATATAAAAGTGATTGGGATCCCGAAACTAAATTATTCTACATTGTGAGAGAAGATTATTTTATAAATACTACCATAGATCCATTCTAACAATCAATCATATCTTATCTAGTGTAGAATCTTGAACCTTAGGATTAGAAGCTTTTAACTCCTCTTTTTTTCTTTCTTTAGTCTTAATGATCTCACAACAATTGTGACTATGTCTGTTCATATGCTGAAAACAGAACCTTAGATTGCACTCACAACAAGAAACGCATGTCATATCTAATTTCTTATTACACCCACTTAAAGAACATCTTGGTTTTTTACTTTTTACTTTCTTCTTTGGTTTTTTCTTTTCATCTAAGAAGTTTTCTTTTTCTTTATTCTTAATCCATAATCCTATTTGTGGACCTTTGATATCTTTAGGTACATCTCTACCACCAACTG